ATGCACAAAAATACCATTAAATGCTGAAATATGTTATTTAGATGATGTATTTTATCCAGAAATGTCGCATAAAAACGTGTATTATATAAATATTAAACCATATACACACGATTTAGATTTTGATGTACTAGTAGACAGATTTTTAAAAAGTGATATTGGGAATAAATTAATACAAAATCAAGAAAATTGTAAAAAACAAATGATGAAAGATTTTAAATTATTTAATTTTGAGATTTTAGAAAAAAATAATGAAGAATATGAAATAGATAAGATATTAAGTAAACAAATATTATCACATTTGCATGATTTTTTTAATAAAACAACAAAAACAACTGGAAAAACTAGTGGTAAGACTAAAAAAAGTTATGGAAATAAAAAGAGTAAAACGTTCAAAAACAAATACTAAAACAAATACTAAAACAAAAAACAAATACTAAAACATAAAACAAAAAATAAAAATAAGACAGTAATATAATAAAATGCCATTTGTTGGTTCATACAGTAAAGCAATGAGTATTTTATCAGAAATTGGTAAAGGAAAATGTGTAGATAGATGTAAAAGTGTTTGGTTAAGAAACTTTAAATATGCGTTAAAAACAAAATCAAATCCTTTAAAATTAACAAAGCTTACTAGGAGGAAAATGGAGGAAAAAATAATGCTTGTATCAGGAAAAAATTCTATAAATAATTATAGCAAAACAATTAAAAAATACTCTGATAGAAAATCGCCACCTTATCCAGCAAATCAAAATTGTGGTAAACAAATGAAAGGTAATGATGGTGTCATGTATGAATCTAAGCCTAATAAAAACAACGTTTGCTCATGGAAGAAAATATAAAATTATTAAAATTATGAATTTATGAATTTATTAAAATAAGAAATAAAATGATTCTTATTTTCATAATCTAAAGTAATTAAGAAAATTACTTTCTATTTGTTCTCCTCCTCTTTTTATATGACCTTTTTCTTTTATATGACCTTTTTCTTTTATATGTTCTTTTTCGTCTACTTCCACCGAATTGAATAGCTTGTTGTTGATTTCCATTAAAGTTTCTTAAAAGTTCGATTATTGCGGTTCTATCACGGTTATTATCTGGTTGGGCTTGTAAAGTTTCAGCACGTTGAAGAGGGGTTTGTTGATTATTATCCATTTCGTTAATATTTGCTCCTCTAACCAGCAAAAAATTTACTAAATCAGCATTACCACTCAAAACCGCGTTATGTAATGGGGTATTTCCATCCATATTACCATGACTATTAATATTAGAACCAAATTCAAGAAGCAACTGTGCAATAGCCATATTATCTCCAAAAATACACGCATACTCTAAGGGGTGTACTAGTGAATTAGGATTATTAAGAACTAAAGCTAACATGTTCGGAACATTAGGATAGTCACTCTCATTAATAAGTTGTATATTAAGCATATTATTTCTTAATATATCCATTACGTTACCAGGATTTTCGCGTATAATTTCTATTATTTGATTTTCAAATTCGGACACTACGTTGTCAATGTTAGCCATTATATATATACATAACAAATTTTTATTTATAATAATTTGTTATTTTTTATAGAAATTTTTTATTTATGAAAATATTTATATTTTACTGTGTAACAAATTCCTTACCTCTTCAACATAATCCAACATTGATTTATTTAAGATTGTAGTTGATACAATAAATAATCCGGCAGTAAAGACAATTTTCTTATCTAATTCTGTAAACTTAACATTACTAAATGGATTAAAACGAATAATTAAAAATAGCGAAACATATATTTGAACGTAATAATTCAATGGAATAAGATATTCAGGGGCATTGTTTGCGAAACCAATAACAAAAAGAAAATACAAAAAATAAGAAAAGTAAAAAACAAAATCCCAAATTTTTTCTTGATAAATAAAAACTTTTTCAATCAATGACATTATTATAATATAATTATAAATAAAAAAGTATAATAATATTAAATTCGATTATTAAAAATATTATACTACGTATTCCTGTAATCCGGAGAAATTCTACATTATGGTCTTCGGTAACTCATTCTAATACATATCTTGCTATTATAAATCCATACATATTCGGTGACAATCGTATTTGTTGTGAGACAATATGACGTTGTATTTTATATTCATACATTACACCTTTTCTCAATTAAAACGCCCCTTTTAGGGGCGTAAATGAGTGAAGGTAACTGTTGCCATTGCGCATTTGAAATGCAAAATGGTGTAAAATGTTTAAATAATTTTGGATTATATATTATGGTTCAAAGGATAAATAAATTAAAAAATTATTAAATATTTTTATATATATATATTAACATATAATGTCAGCTAGAATTACCGCAAATGCTTTAGGATTATTTTCGAGTAAACCTATAACCAATGCTACGATAAATAATGCTACTATAAATAATGCTACTATAAACGGCACAACTAAATTTACAGGAGATCTTGTTGGTATTACAAAGTCTATGGTTGGATTATCAAATGTTGATAATACAAATGATTTAGACAAACCTATTTCAAATGCTACTCAACTTGTATTAGATACTATGGCATCTAGTTACAATGCCGAATTTACAGGGTTTATTAACTGTGAAGATATAATTGTAAATAATAAAGCTAAAATAAATACTTATTTACATACTTTTATTAAAAATGACGAATCCGAATATATTTTAGGAAATGAACATCCGAATATAACAATTTGCGGTTCGAATAGTGATATTGTGAATTTACCAACAAGTCCTTTAGACGGTTTATGTATTAATATTAGTAATATGAGTGAAAATGATTTAACCATTCGTTCTACAAAAACTATGTATAATTTATTTTTAGCGCGTGATGGAGCTAACGAAATTTTCTTACAAAAGAATTTTATGTATACTTTTATTTATACTGAAAACTTACAAGGTTTAGGAAATTGGAATTTTAAGTTTTAATTTAGTAATTTAGTAATTTAGTAATTTAGTAATTTAGTAAGTTATTATTTTTGTAAAAAAAATAATAATTATGTATTATATAAATGTCCCAAAAATTTGCGACTGTAACGATCGGTGCCCTCACCATGACTGACAACTTAGTGTCAGTAGCGGCTGATAAGCCTTTGTTTTTAGGCAAAAATGCTACTCTTCCTCTTCATGCTACTACCCTAGCTCAGCTTGATGCAGTTGCGGCTGAATTAAGAGGAGCAATCAATACTATTGCCGGTACTGATACTGCTTTAGATACACTTGCCGAGATGAAACTCTTTGTTGACGGTGTAAGTTCATCAGGAGCTTCTAATTTGCTTGGAGCTGTTACCGCCGAGTCCGATGCTAGAAAGGCAGCTGTTACTGCTGCTAGCGCTTCGGCTGCGTCTGCCTTAGCAAGCGTTGATAGTAGCATTCGCACACTTGTATCCAACGAAGTTGCTACTCGTACTGCCGAAGACACATTTTTAAGAAACAAACTGTTTCAGCATATTCCTGTACAAGTGGGTCCTGCACTTTATGCCGATGGTGCTCAACCAAGCCCTATGCCTACTACTGTTAGGGCAAGTACTCTTCTTGATGGCGTGTATTACAAAAACGCTGGTCCAGCTGCTGCCTTAAAAAAGATAAACTTTTATTTTGGTGCCCCTGTTGATTCAACTGGAAAAGCTACTGCTGCCAGTCTTCTAGAAATGGATATCCCTTTGAGACTTGTGAATAATGTTTCGAACGCTTTTATTACAGTTTATACTAAACCAACTGGAACAGGTGATGATAAATCTTGGTATCATGGTAGATATACATATAATGTCACTCAATCATTAACTGCTAATACGAATTATTTGTTTAGAGCTTTGATTTCAGGAGCTTCTGTTGTTGGCAGTTTATCAGGCTTCACCAATGTTAATTTGTCCATAGAGGGTTTTACAAGTTCGACTCACCCTTTATTACCCACTGATGAAATCCTTTTTATATCTATTGGAACAGACAGTAGTTCTGCTGCTGGTAACGTTGAATGTGTTATCCATGGTTTATATCTACACAGTACCAACGGCAATGTTGCTTATCAATTGAGCAACCGCGATGTTCTCAGTAAATATATGGCCGATAAAGTGAATCAACTTTTCTTGTCCATGGGACAGGAGGCTCCTATGACACTATTTATGTAAAATATTAGTTTCTAAAATAAAATATTAATAAAATAAAATATTAATAAAATAAAATATTAATAAAATAAAATATTAAATTTCACATTAATATTTTATTTCTGTTATTCGTTACACTAGGATATGTTTCCCATTTGTTCCTCAATTACATTAAAATCTAATTTGTATCAGTCGTATAATGGGTTAATGTTCTAGCACTAGGGTCGGTAGCATTTGTATACTTAGGCATCCAATAATAAGGAATAATTTTTTCACAAATTGAACTAGGATAATGAAATGAAAATATATCACTATAATACTTCTTCTCAGTATCAATATTTGCTTCATATTTTACATCATTTTGTAAATCTAAATTTAAATTCAATTTTTCAGCTATTTTTTCCTGTAAAATTTGATACAATGAACGACCATGACCACTAACTCCATCACTAAATGCCTCCTTTTTTCTCCATAATACCTCACTAGGTAAAATTTGCTTGCCTAAATCATCAGAAAAAGGTCTAAAATTAGCAAGTGTAAACGTGTCGCGAATTAAAAATTTCTCAATTTGCGTGTTTGTTTGAAAACGTGCTTCCGGTGAAATTGACAAATAATTATTTACAAAGGTCTTGTCTAAATATGGCGTTCGGGGCTCTAAACCATGAGAAGAAATCGATTTATCAGATCGCAATACATCAAAAGTATGAATGTCTTTTAACAAACGCTTTGATTCCTTATCAAATTCGATACAATCCGGACATTTTGACATATACAAATACCCGCCACATAACTCATCGGCTCCATCACCATTAAAAATTACCTTGGCTTCACTGTTTTTAGAAATATATTTACCGACCAAATAATTTCCAATACTAGCCCGAACAGTGGTCGTATCATAACTCTCAATAGCATAAATCACTTCAGGAATAGCATTAAACATTTCGTCTTCGGTAACAATCACTTCAGTATGTTTAGTTCCTAAGTAGTCAGCCACGATTTTCGCATATTTTAAATCAACTGACCCCTCTAATCCAATGCTATATGTTTCCAAAATAGTGCTATAATTATTGATTTTGTAAAAACGATTAACAAGCGCCGCTATTAGACTGCTATCTAAACCACCTGAAAGCAAACAAGCAATCGGTCTTTCAGTATTTAAACAACGTTTTTCAACAGCACTCAAGAGTGAGTCTTGAATATTTTTTCGAATGACATAATTATTAAAATAATTAGAACTCCAAGATGAAACAGGGTAATAAAAAGACGGAATAAAATAAGGCACATATTCTTTTTCATAAGTCCAAATCATATTATCTATTTCTCCTTCAATTTTCAAAAAACTGTTATTCTTAGAACATACTTCAGACTCTTTCATTAACTTCAAAACACTGTAAGTTCCAGGAACAAATTGTTCGATTTTATCCATATATTGATACATATCATAATTATAAAGACCAATCTCAGTTAAACATTTTAATTCGCTCGCAAAACCAATATGATTATAATTAGATACCGAATTATTTCTAAGATGGTACAATGGACGAACACCATAAGGGTCTCGTGCTACAAAAATTTTATTTTCCCTAGCATCATATAAAATAAAGGCAAACACTCCATCAAGCATTTTCAAAGTTTGCTCGATTCCATATTTTCTGTATAAATAAATAATTACTTCACAATCCGAGCCTGTTTTAGGTTGAACATCCATAAATTTATACAACTCTTTATAATTATAAATTTCACCGTTACAAATTAAAATAACATTATCGATATCGAATGGCTGATTGGATTCATCATTTAAACCATTTATAGCTAATCTATGAAACCCTAATGTAAAGTTATCCAAAATTTTAAGATTTTGAGAATTATCAGGGCCTCTATTTTCACCTTTTTTAATTTGTGCTACAACAAAATCATCAGGTACATTTGAATTATTTAGTAAGGCAAAGATTCCACACATTTTAAATATAATGTATATTTTGACATAATCTTTAATACTATTTTAAATATTATAATTTTAGTAATAATAGTAAATACCAATAAATACCAATAAATACCAATAAATACCAATAAATACCAATAAATACCAATAAATACCAATAAATAGTAAATAAATAATTGTTAAATTTAATTAATATAATAAATAAACATATTATATAATATATAAATGAGTAATTGTAGCCAACCAGCAGATAATACAAATAAATTAATACATCAACAAACAAATACAAGAATATATGATAGAAATATTCCTGGTTCTAATCTTCAGCCATATTTAGATGTAAGACCCGTAATGACAAAATATTCTATTTTACCAATTGTTGATCCGCGAAAGGAGTCAAAAGTGCCTCTGATTCAACAGCCAGTATTTAGTCCTCATACAACATTTAATCCAGGAAATTCGCAATCACCCTGGTCTGGTTTTGCTTCGAGTGTTAATACAGAGTCCGAATTAAGAAATCAAATATATGCTTTACAAAAGTGTAGTCAATCCGTTTATGTTCCATCCAGCCATAGCGATTTATATCAATATTCTTTTCAACCAAGGAACAATGTTCAACAGCAACATTCATTATTATTTGAGGAAGATAGGTTTAGTAATTTTAACCCAAATCCAGATTCAAATATTATAGGTTCTGGAGTGTTTAATAATTCAACTAGAACGCAATTAAAAGAATTAGGAGATAAAAACCCACAGGGTTGTTAATACTATTTTAAATAGTAAATAAACGTTTAAAATAAACCAAATTATAAAACGTTAAACAATAAATAAACGTTAAATAAAATTATATATTTTAATTGAAATATATAATGTCAGAAGAATTTATAAATCAAGTAACATTAAATTGTTTAATGAATAAAGATCAATACAACAAATATGTTAAAAATAATACAATCAAATTACCAAATTCTGTAAATAGAAAAGACAAAAAATTTTATAAAAAAAGAATTTATAATATAATTAAACAATTATTATCATCACAAGAAACCGAAATTGAGCCTCGTTTATTTACAGATGTGCAAAAATCGTTCGATCATTTTGTAAATATATGTATCCATTCTTTAAAAGTAATTGATAAATCAGATATTATTCAAGATGATTATAAAGATATAGCAGAATCAATAACATTAAATTTAGATATGAATACAGAATTAGATGATGCTGATATAAAAACAAAAGAAGAAGCTGATTTACTTTTACTTCGTTCAATAAAAATCACAAATCCGTCTTTAGACAATTTTGTAAAAAGAAAATACACAAAAGCTCCTCAACAAATAATGATGCCACAACAAAAAGACATCAATTTGAGGGACCCTAATTTGAAGATTAAGGGTATTAAAGACAAAGACAAAGATAAGGACAATTTAAATTCTGAAAAAAAGAAAAATATCACTAATATTTATGACAAGACCGAAAACACAGAGAAGAAGAATAATGAGGATGACAAAAAATAGACAAAAAATGAAAAATCTAAAAAATAAAACCCAAAAAGAAGTCAAGTTAAAAAAGGTTATGTGTAGTCCAAAAGATAAGAACGAACTAAATGACTTTACGTGTTATACCGATAAAAATTTATATAAATTAAGAGATTTGTGGAACGCAAGACATCCAGATGTCCAAATAATGACAAATGATGGTAAGGAAATTCACAAAACGTTAACAAAATATATGAGCGATATATGTAATAAAGAATCGTGTTGGTTAAAACAGAATTTTATGGATATTAAAACTAAAAATGAATTAACTGAATCGTTTGCTCCTGTATCACCAGAAGAATGGAAGAAAAATCCCAATGAGTGGCTTTCAAGTGTAGATATTATGAAGGTAATGAAACAATATGAAAAGGCGTATAAATGCTTTGATTTTATAGGTCCATCTCCCATAGATTTTGATACAAAAATGTTATATGGGGAGTGTGTATGGGATGAATTGTGTAATTTTAGTTTATCCGAACAAATTAAGAAGGGTAAAACAAAAATAGGTATTATTTTTAATACAGACCCTCATAATAAGCCTGGACAACATTGGATTTCAATGTTTATTAATATTAAAAAGAGCAAAATATTCTTTTTTGATAGTGTAGGAGATAAGGCTCCAAAACAAATAATGGTCTTAGTAAATCGAATAATAAAACAAGGGAAAAAACTAAATATGAATATTAAATTTGACCAGAATCATCCTGTTGAACATCAATATGGTGATACAGAGTGTGGTATATATAGTTTGTTTTTTATTTCTCATATGTTAGAAGATAAGTTTACAGAACATTATATGAAGACGCATATTTTGAAAGACGATTACATGCAAAAATT